TCCTCCCCGCACAGCGGGGAGGGGGACCGCGAAGCGGTGGAGGGGCTGTGTCCGCAACACCGCCCGTCCTTCTCCGCATCCACCAGCCCCTCCACCACGCTGCGCGCGGTCCCCCTCCCCATCGCTGCGCGACAGGGAGGACGAGTGCTTTCCTCCCCGCACAGCGGGGAGGGGGACCGCGAAGCGGTGGAGGGGCTGGTGGACCCAGACCGGCTGAGCGGAATGAGAAGCGCCGAGGCCTGGCGCACAGGCCTATTCTGCCTGCGCTGTCGGCCAGTTAACCCCTATGCACGCTTGACGTGCTGAAGCCTTCGTGATCATTCTCCCTCAGAGGGAAAACGAATGTCCGGGTTGATCGGCTGTCTAAGTGCTGTCCTGGCTCTCTGCGCCCCTGGCCAGGAAGTCAGGCTCGACAGCCTCCAGATCGTCCATGCTCTTTCCGGGCGCTGGGCGCTGACGGTCAATGAGCGCGGCGAAGCATTCACCTCAGGCGGGGCCGAAAGCTTCTACCGTGACGGTCGATATAGCAGTGGCCACGCCCGTCACGGAAGACAGGGAAGTTATTACGTTTCGGGCGACCAGATCTGCGTCGCATTCCCGGAAGAAAAAACGCGCAGGTGCCGATACGTTTACAAGATCGGGCTGGATTACTACTTCAGTTACCTCACAGAACCATCTTCACGCAGTAGAATAAACATAGGCGAACTCGAATAGTGGAGTCGTCCTGACGCGCGGTCCCCCTCCCCGTCGCTCCGCGACAGGGAGGACACACACTTTCCTCCCCACATCGTGGGGGGGGGACCGCGAAGCGGTGGAGGGGCTGTGTCCGCAGACCGATGGATGCCAAGGATAACAATGGCATCACTCCAGCCAGCGAGGCCATGGCTTCAGTTTGTCAGGCGGTCAACTGACGCCGCTGGATGAAGAGGGCCGCTCCACCCGCCAGCAGCAGCCCGAACAGGATCATCGCCCATTCGGACAATGTCGGCACGGCGGCTGGCAGATAGGTGAAGTCATCGCCCGTTCCCGCCGTGGCGCTGGTCCCGCCGGGCGTGATGACCGTCACATTGACCGTGCCGGTCCCGGCCGGGGCCGTGGCCGATATGGAGGTGGCGCTGTTGACGGTGAAGCCTGTCGCCGGGGTCGCGCCGAACCGCACGTCAGTCGCGCCGGTGAACGCCGTGCCCGTAATCGCCACCGACATGCCGCCGCCCGCAACGCCGCTGTTGGGGCTGACGGTCGTGACGGTCGGCCCGGCTGACACCGGCGTACAGGTGACCGTCCAGCTCACCGTTGCAGTTGTGCCAGGGTTCTGCTGGGTGTCGTAAATGTAGACATCGGTAATGTTGGCCGGAAGAGTGACGGAACCGGCACCACTCGTTGTTGCATCACCCACCGGCGATACGTTCGTGCTCGTCCCAACAAAGGCGACAGATGCCGCGTTTCCGCCTGCAGCATTCGTTGGCCTGTAATAGGCATGGGTACCGCCGTTCGGATTTGAAATGTTATAGGAGTAGTTCAGTATTTCGCCTGCCGTGAACTGTTGAACCGTCAAACCGTCAAACCGGCATTTACTGCCCGCGTCACGACCTGAAAGGTCGAGTCGCTCAGATTCGACGTGTGGTTCAGAGTACCGTTATTAATGGCCGTGCAGCCCGCCGAGGGCGCGGCCGCCGCCGCCGACGGGACCAGCAATGCGCACGCCGCACTGGCAGCAGCCAGAGCGAGCAGGTTGGAAACCGATGCCCGAAAAAACTTTTTCATTTCTGAAGCCCCCTTGCCGGATTCGACCGGCATTATTCATGCTCCTACTGCTGCCTCAGCCGTTACGAAACGCCGATTTCTATTAATTTAGAACAATCAACAGTTATCTTTTGTGCCGGGTCGGAACCGGACATCAATACACCACCCGAAACCGCGCGCCAGGCAGCATGGGAAACGTCACCAGCGACACCTCCCACAGCTCCACGGCACTCAGCACCCTCAACCGCCCGTCCCGTCGCGCCTTTGCTGTCCGGAACCCGATCGACAGCCCGTCCAGCGCCCCGGCCCGGCTCAGTGCGCCGGCGAACCGGGCCTCGGCGGACCAGTCCTCGATCCGGCCCCGCACGCGCAGGCCAAGGTCGTCCTCGACCATCTCGTCCCAGACCCCGACCACGGCGCGCGCCTCATGCTGGTGCAGCATCCGCACCCCCTCCGGCCCTGTCGGCGCCAGGCTGTCGGCGAAGGCACCGCGCGCCACCACATCCCCGTTCAGATCCGCCACGCCCCACAGCGACGCATAGCCCTGGATCGAAAGGCCGCTCCCTCTCCCCTTGCGGGAGAGGGAGACCGCACACGGCGGCGCAGCCGTCGTTCTGGTGCGGTCGGGTGAGGGGTCGCACAGGTCCTGGCGATCAATATCGCATGACCCCTCATCCGACCTCGCTGCGCTCGGCCACCTTCTCCCGCAAGGGGAGAAGGCTCCGGTGCCTACCCCCCTCACCCCACCCCCTCGAGCCGCCGCTCGATCCGCTCGACCGCCGCGCGTGTGGCGATCCCCTGTTCCTCCAGCCGCGCCAGCCGTTCGGCCACCTGCTTCTGTTCCGAGACCCGGGTCTCCAGCGTCGCGATCCGCGCTGCCGCCCCGCCGGCCCAGACCAGGCCCCCGATCGCCTGGATCACCAGGGCGACCGCCAGCGCGATCGGGATGCGTCTGATATCGCTCATCTCATTCTCCTGACCCTGTCCAGAGGCCTCACGACCCGATCCCCGCCATCCGCCGTCGCTCGGCATCATCGAGAAAGGTCGCGGCATTCAGCCGGGCCCACAGGGCGTCCCGCTCGGGCTGCAGCGCCGGAACCCCGTCCAGGTCCGCCTCGATCCGCACGCCGGGGAACCGGTGCCCCAGCCACCCGCCCAGAGCCCCGGCGGTCTTCCTGACCAGAGGCACCACGGTCCCGCGCCAGAAGGCGGCATTGGCCTCGCGATAGTTGGCATAGGTCGCATCCCCCGGGATCCCCAGCAGCTGCGGTGGCACCCCGAACGCCAGGGCGATCTCGCGCGCGGCGGCATGCTTTCCGGCGATGAAATCCATCTCGGTCGGCGTCATCGACATCGGCTTCCAGTCCAGCCCGCCTTCCAGCAGCACCGGACGCCCGGCATTCGCCGTCCCCGAATGGGTCGCCGTCAGCTCGGCCTTCAGCGCCTCGAACTGTTCGCCCGTCAGCCGCTCACCGTTCCTCGATCCATAGACCAGCGCCCCCGAAGGCCGGGCGGCATTGTCCAGCAACGCCTTGTTCCAGGCCCCGGACGCATTGTGCACATCGACCGCAAAGGCTGCCGCCTCCAGTGGCGAGAAGCCATAGTGATCGTCCGCCGGGTGAAAAAGCTTCAGATGCATCACCGGCATCCAGCCATCACCCGCCCGTCCGATCCGGACCGACCGTCCGTCGACAGAATACTCATAGCCCTGGGCCCAGCCGCCCTTGCCGGGAATGACCTTCATCCGGTCCGGCCTCAGCGACCACAGCTCCTGAGGCACCTCGTCGCCGACCGCCTCGACATAGGCATTGCCCGCCGTCTGCAGCGCGCCATACAGCCCCTCCAGCCATTCGGCCCCGGCCTGTTCCGGATTGGGCTGGGCCAGCAGGCCTGCCAGCGGATGTTCGTCCGCCCGCACCCCGTTCTCGAACACCGTCAGCGGCGTTGAGGCGGCCGCCTCGGCGATCATCCGCACACAGCGATAGACCACCGGGTTCTTCGCAAACCCCTCGCTGGCCAGGCTGGCATAGTCCCGCGGCGTCCACCGCGGCCGTCCGGCCCCCGTCATGGCGATCAGCGGCCCGACCCGGCTGTCCTTGATTTCCGGCGCACGGGTTCGCGCACCCCGGCTCGAGAGCCACGGCAGTTTCGGCATCATCATGTCCCCTGTTGTCGCTGTATCCGGCGCTCAGAGCACCCGGATGCGCGGCCCGTCATGACCGCCCAGCATCAGATGGCTCAGCGCCCACACCAGGGCATCCGCACGGTCGGGACTATGCCCGCCCGTATCGGCCCCCAGCGCCATCATCTCTTCTTCCAGAGCCGGAAAGGCGTCGCAGTGGACGACCCGGCCCTGTTCATACAGGGCCGCGATCGGCTCGGCCCGGATCCGCTTGCCCCGGCTGGCATGCACCAGTTTGATCGGCACAGGACACCCGGCCTGGACCAGCACGGCCCGCACCATCTCCCCGCCCTGATTGGCCTCGGCAACGATCTGGTGTGCCGAAAACCCGGTCGCCGTCTCCGCCACCCGCCGGGCCCATCCATGGGGCGACAGGCCCCTGCAACTGTGATCCGCCAGCACATAGCCGACCCGGTCCCGTCGTCCCGCCACCACGATCCCGCAGGCATCGCCATGGGCACTCACGGGCGGATCGACCGCCACCACGATCCGGTCCAGCGCCGGGGGCCGGTTGCCCCGTGCCCGCGCGAGGTCGGCTGCGCTGAACAGGGCCCCGTCGTTCTCGACCACCAGCCCTTCCAGCTCCTGCGCCTCCAGACGTGTCCCGCCATAGAGGTCCTTCAGGTTCTCCAGGAAACCCGGCGACAGATGTTCGGCATTGGTCCGGGTCGCGGCTCGCCAGACGTGGGTCCCGCCCTCCGCCATCAGCCGCCGCAAGGCCGGAATCGGACGCGGCTTCGTGGTCACCATCAGCTTGGGCATCTGCCCCAGCCGCATCGCCAGCCTCAGATTTGACAGCACCGCATCCGGATCGCGCCAGGCACAGAATTCGTCGGCCCAGGCCCCATGGAACTGCGGTCCCCGCAGGCTGTCGGGGTCCTCGGCGGAAAAGCCGTAGGCCAGGCTGCCATTGCCCCACACCAGCCGCTTGCGTCCCGCCTCCCAGCGCGGCCGGTCCCAGCCCGGGCACAGCGCCAGCACCCCCGACGGTCCCTCCACCATCACCTCGCGCACGTCGTGCAGTGTAGGCCCCACCAGCGCCAGCCTCATTCCGGGAAAGGCCGCCGCCACCTTGGCGACCCAGGTGCCCCCCGCCAGGGTCTTGCCCGATCCCCGACCGCCCAGCAGCAGCCAGCATCGCCAGGCCACCATCGGCGGCAGCTGGTGCTTATGAAGGGCCCGGATCCAGCCCATAGCCTCCGTCCGGGTCCGGTCGTTCAAGTCCTGCAGCCAGGTATCCGCGTTCCACCCCGCACCGAACATGCTCAAGACGGGATCGCAGGGTCCCGTCGATGCGGGCGCGGGCCTCGGCAAGGGGTTCGTCGGAGTCGTCTTCACGCATCTCGTCCTCTCGATCCTCGACATCGGTTTCGGGTTTCTGGCGATCGGTCGCGACCATCCGGACGGCGCGCGCCAGGTTGTAGATCGCCCGTGCCCGACGATCGGCCTCGGCCGTATCGCAGGGGACCTTCGATCTGACGGCCAGATGACCCACTGTCTCGGTGGCCAC